CTCTGCTTGTCGAACCACTGCCCCCCGGTTTCACGTTCCGGCCGCTTGTCATCGACGTCGATCCCGAGATCGCTGTAGTTGATGGTTTTCGGAATCAGTGAGCATCGGCAGTTGACGTGCGCCTCCATGAACTGATCGTTTTCAAATTCCTGCCCGTCCATCCCCAAGCATGCCGCGCAACAGACGTCATCTTTCGATGAGGTCCATATCCAGCCCTTGACAATATGCGGATTCTCCTTGTAACTGGCCCGACTCGTCTCTCGATAGGAGCGCAGGGTTTCGGTTCTGGCGATCCTCAGCGATCTCGTCAGCCCCATGCCGTAGGTGCTCCTGATCGCCCGTGCTGCCTCGCGTGGGGAAGTCCCCGCAGAGATCGAAGCCGCTATTGATCGCTTCACCCCTTCGGCTGTCGTCTGCCCCAACTCCATCAAGAGCGTGTCGAGTGGCGACCCCGCTGTTGTCAGGGCTGTGAACTCCTTCAGGGCTGATGCCGGCAGTTCATTCCACGGGATACCTGCCTGCCCGAGTAGCGCCCGGTTGATCGGTCCCGGTAATGCCGCATCGACGTTCTCACCGACGTGCAGCGCTGCCATTGCAACGGCGTTCGCGGTGGTCCTGTCGAGTGCTCGCTCCACAACAACCGCATATTCCCGGCTGTGCTTCAGTATCTGGGCCTCAAGCTCGGCATACCGCTGCATCTTGTAGACCTTCCACATCTTGACCTCTTCCCCGGCTGCGATGCGGCGTTCGATCTCAGCGAACAATCGGGCTGATTTCTTTTCGATGAGTGCGTACCCTGCCCCGTAGTTGTTGACCAGCTCAGTGGCTATCTGGCGCTCCATAGCAAGGAGCGCCTTCTTCTGCTTCTCAGCCAGCACGTAGACGTCAGCCACAGACGCTCCCCCATCTGGCCCGGTCGATTGCCTCGTCACGGAGCCTGTCGGTTTCCTCTTGCACTCGCTGGACGTCCTCGTATCCCCGGTGAATCTCAACATGCTGCTCCGGGTTCATGCACTCTGCGAACTGATGTCGTACGGGGCTCATCACCCTGTCCGAATCGCTCCAGCACTTCGGACAGACGTGGTGCTTAAACCATGACGCGGCTTCATAGGTCTTGTACCGCCGTTCATATCGGTAGTCGCACGCGCTGCATTCATACTCGTAGATGGGCACTACTGTGCACCCCCTCTCTCAAATGATGCCTACAGAGCTTCCCCGAGGTTGAGACCTGCCGCCTTGTTAGCGGCCTTCTCGTCCTTGATCGTGGTGATCTCCTCCCCGGTGTAACCGTTGATCCTCAGTGCTTCCTCTTCGCTGATAATCGGGGCAAGTATCTGCGTCACCTGGGCGTCGGCCAGCCTGCTCCGCGTCTCTGCGCTGGCCCACAGGGTATCAATCGCAGTTGTGGAATCGAAGCGACTCCCCTTGCCGAACTTGCCCTGCTGAAGGATGCAATGCCTCATTACGTCCTCGTACGTGTTGCCGAACACTGTCTGCCTGCGGATGACCTTCGCAACCAGGCCTGCCTCTGAGGTCTTCAGCGCTTCCCCGCTCGGTGGCGTGCCGCCCAGTTTGAAGATGTGAGCCGGGGTTCTGCTGATCGCCGCTATCAGGTCCACGATCTTGTCAATGGCCTCGATCATCGGGTGAAGGTTCGGCGGGTCATAGATGCCGGTCCGCGCCCCTAGGTCCGTGAAGTGCCAGACATCACCAATCGCGAACTTCCAGCCGCTTGCTGGCTTGGTAGCGCCCGTCACCCATCGTGTCGGGAATCCGGTGCTGTCCATCGACTGGAAGAGATCAATCAGGCTCTTGTTCAACGCGTCCTGCAAGGGTACTATGTTGGCGATCTCGCTTTGCCCATAGGCTCCCCCGGCTGGCCGGTTGTGGAAATGGAACACGGGGATCCGCCCGATGGGCCACGGGATAGGCCAGCCGGTATCCCCTTCGTCAAGCCAGCCGGTCCAGCCCCCGCCATGCTTTGACGTGATGTACTTCTCGACTCTGTCGGGCCAATACAGATTGACGCGCTGGCCCTCTTCAATGGCCCACGTCTTGAGGGCCACCCTCGGGCTCTTCCGGTCCGCCTCGTGATAGAAGATGCTGCAGGCTTTGGCGTCGTTGTAGTTCATGCGGGGTTGCGCCAGCTCCTGGTCCCAATCGACGATACAGTATGAATCGCCTTTGATTGCCGCCTGGGTGTGGGTAATGACCTGCTCCTCATCGAACCGGCTGGCCTTCCAAATGTTCCACATCCATTCCGAGAGGTCATCGTTCTCTGTCCTGAATCCCGTCACTTCAAGCCGGTCGATCATGGTGTCGATCACCAGTCCGCAGAAGTTCGATCTGAAATACCCCTGTTGCGCGAGTATCTTCCTCAGTCGCGCCGTCATCTTCACGTTCTGCTGCCCGTCGTAGTAGTTCTGACACAGCTCATAGAGCAGCTTCCGGGCATTGTGGGTCTCCACCGCCTTGGCGACGGTCGATGACTGGACGGGCGTCAGAGGCGTACTCAGTGCTGGCATATCAGGCCCCCATCTCCCGTCGCAGCTCGCGGATCACGTACTCGACGAGGTCCATTCCGCTTTCATAGCCGAAAGTGCGCCACGCTGTCTCGTGGACCTTGGCCCGGTCTACAAGCTGATCCACGGGGCTTATGCCAAATCCAGCCTTGGTTGATATGGGCTTGCCTCTGGTCGCTCTCCGTTGTGCCATCGCTACTCCTTGTCAACCCAGTGCTCGGGTACTTCGCCATTGTCGCCAGCCAGCACCCGAAGCCGCTGCTCGTGCAGGGTCTGGGGCTCCTCCGGTATCTCCTGCCCGCTCTCGCTATGCCGAACCACCAGCCACCAGACAAGCCACACGAGGGCGTCCAGTCGGTCCGGGCTCTTGTTACCGGGGACCCACCCCACCATCTGGTCCTCAAGCTCGGGGAAGGCTCCGACGTGGTGAACCTTGTTCTGCTCATAGAGGGCGCTCACGGGCTCAGCCCTCACGGCCTTGCCCCTCGACGCGGTAACCTTGGTGTATGGCACGTCCTTGCCACCGGGTATCGACCTGATCACATGTTCGATCATGTCGCCACCGTTGTTGATCTCACCGATGATCCGATCTGCCCGGAAGACGTGGTATCCGCTAACCGCTGCGCTGCCCCACTGGTCTGGAGTGCCCTTGACAGTGAGGTCGGCCAGGATATAGACATGCCCGGTGACATTCGAGAAGCCACCGACGAGAATCCCCGTCTCTGCGCTGGCCTCGTTGTTGGTTGCCTGCGGATCGATGGCTACACCGATGCGGGTAAGGGTCGGATGCTCATTGACGCGGTTGCGTTCGATGGTTTCCTGTTGCCAAAGGGCCTCTGGGTTGTCCTCCAGAACTTCCCTCTCAAGCTCTTGTCTGCCCAGGCGCGTGCCCTCGTATCTATTGGCCAGGCGTTCCAGGGTCCGTGCGGCAAGGTTGTCACGGTTTTCGTAGGTCGATCCCCGCGTCGTTACGGTCTGAGGGTCGTTGAGGAGCATCCTGATAATCGGGATTGGCCGGGGGGTTGTCGCAATGGCTATGCGTGGGTCTGTTCCGCTCCGGCATGCCATCTCCAGATTATCCCAGGTCTTCTGAGGGTATTTGAACTTGGCCAGCTCATCCACGATGGCGGTATCGAGTTCCGGGCCCCTGAGTTGGTCTGGGTCATCTCCGGAGAAGGTCGTCGCCTCGGCTCCGTTCGGCCAGGTCACGCGCCTCTTTGATGGCTCGTACGTGGGCATATCCCACGGCGGGCTGATCTGCATCAGGCTTGACGGTCCGAGTTCTACCATTGTGTCTCTCACTTCGCCTGCGAACCTTCCTACCAAAGCAATTCTCCGAGCCACCCCTGAGCGAATCCGGCTCAGTAGCCACTCGTTGATGGTGCGCGTCTTCCCGAACCCTCGACCGGATAGCAGAAGCCAGACGTACCAGTCGCCCGGTGGCGGTAGCTGCTTCGGCCTTGCCCAGAGTTCCCAGTCATGGAGCAGAGCATAGGCCTCTTCATTGGTCAGGCCCTTGAGAAGTTCCTGCCTCGTCTCCACTGGCTGCAAGGCGATCCAAGCGGCCAATGAGTCGTTCTCTGGCCTTTGTAAAGTCAACCTCAATCGGCCCTCCGTCGTTTCCAGTGATCGGCTGGGCAACCTTGCCCTCAACCCGGTCGAGAAGCTCACGCAACGCCGTGCCGTTGCCCTTGTATGCGTTCATCAGGATTGATGCGGCGATTAGCTCAGCCCATCGCTTATCGTTGGGCTTCCCTGCTATCTGCACAGAGGCTACCTGGTCCAGCATTTTAAGCATGGCTTTAGTGATGGGCTTCTTTGGCCTACCATTCTTGTTATGGCCTTCCTCACCTGGCTTTTGAGGCTTTAGGTTTGCCAAGCTGTTCGGATGGGTTCCTCTTTTCATGGTTCAACTCTTGATTTTCAAGGCTTTATTAGCTCAACTCAGCCTTGTGGCCCGATCATTCCTTGATGGCCATCCATCCAGCGAAGTTCATCCACCGCCAGAAACAATCAACCCGTCTAAAGCCTGCGGCTGCCAGCAGTTCTTCATTCATCGAAGCAGTCAGAGGGACAAGGACCCCTTCGAGTGATAACCGTTTGCGCTCGATTTGATCCTGACTGTACCCGTTACTTGATTTCAGTTTATAGTAGCTTTCGACCTGAATGTCATTGATCTCTGCTGTGTTCCCGAGAACCTTCTCGACAAAGATGAAAGCCCCACCAGATGACAATGTAGTGTAAACATCTCGGAGTATTCGCAGACGGTATTCGATCGGGGTAAACTGTACCGTGAGGACAGCGAGAATAACACTAGCGGCCTGAGACGGCAGCCCCGGCGTCCGCAGGTCGTGATGCCGGATATCTACTACCCCGCAGTTGATATAGCCCTCGAAGCGTTGCCGTGATGCTTCCAGCATAGGCTCGCTGATTTCCAGCCCAAGGAACAGGTTATGCGCCCCGCGTTCCGATACAAGTTTAGCCAGCGCTTCGCCCCTTGAGCATCCGAGGTCAATGACGGTCGACCGATCCGTGATGAACTTCATCGCGAGATCGAAACAGGCTTCTCGCATAACGTCATACTGTGGAATAGACCTTTCGAGCATGTCGTCAAAGCAGTCCGCCACTTCGGTGTCGAACTTCCATCCTCCGTCGGGCATGACCTTGTCGTCATTCTTTGCCATAGGCCCTCCCTAAGATTTCGTCTCGAACCGTTTCCGCGATAGCTTTCATCATTA